GTACCAATAGTTAAAGCACCATTCATTTGGAACTTCATATTACCTGTACCAGATGCTTCTTTACCAGCAGTTGATATCTGTTCTGATAAATCAGCAGCAGGATATACAAGTTCTCCTAACTTCACACTATAGTTTGGTAAGAAGATTACTCTTAACTTACCATCCATATCAGGGTCAGTATTAACTACTTCTGCTATATGACAAATAAATTCAACAATTAATTTTGCCATATAATATCCTGGTGCTGCCTTACCACCAAAGATTACTGTCCTTGGTACTATATCCTCACCATTCTTAATACGAAGATACTGAGAAACAATCCAAAGAGCAAGAAGATGTTGTCTCTTATATTCATGTATCCTCTTAACTTGTATATCAAACATACTTGAAGGATCTACTGCAATCCCCAAATGATTAAAGATATACGTAGCAAGATTATGCTTACCAAGTACCTTTGCTTCTCCAATTTTCTCTAATACTTCAGAACCTGCATCCTCTAATAAACGTAGAGAATCCATATTGGTAATCCAATCAGGGCAATAAGAATCAAGAACTTCTGTAAGTGCTGGATTGCAAGATGCTATCCATCTACGTGGAGTAACACCATTGGTTACATTAGTAAACTTATGAGGCCATAAGTCATAGAACTCTGGCATCAATTGCGTCTTAACTAATTCAGAATGCAATGCAGCAACACCATTAATATGATGAGAACCTACTGTTGCAAGATTTGCCATACGTACTGACTTGTTACCACGCTCATCAATGATGGACATCTTCTCTAACATTGCATCATCACCAGGATAATGAAGTCTTACTACCTGTAAGAATCTACGATTAATCTCATAGATAATCTCCATGTGTCTAGGTAGGAGAGTCTTAAAGAGTTTAAGATCCCACTTCTCTAATGCTTCTGGTAAAAGAGTATGGTTAGTGTAGGCAATAGACTTAGTAGTTAACTCCCATGCCTGATCCCACTCCATATGATTGACATCCACAAACAATCTCATCAACTCTGCTACAGCAACAGATGGATGGGTATCATTTAATTGAACCTGCCAATATTCAGGGAACTGTTCAATAGGAATACCTCTTCTCTTAAGACTGTTAAACATATCTTGTAGAGATGCACTAACAAAGAAGAACTGCTGCTTCAGTCTTAGTTGCTTACCAGCATCTGTACCATCATTAGGATACAAAACCTTAGAGATAGTTTCTGAAGATACACTCTGTTCTACTGAACCAAGATAATCTCCAATATTAAATGCATAGAAGTCAAATGTCTCAGTAGCATCTGCTCTCCATAACCTCAATCTATTGCAAGAGTTAACTCTATATCCTAACTGCAATACATCATAGGGTACAGCAACTACTTGCTCATCAGGAACCCAACGTACCCTATAATGATTATGATCTGAGATATAATTCTCTACCTTACCACCAAATCCTACATGAACTGATTCATCTGGTTGACACAATTCCCAAGGCCATTCTCCATGCAACCAATTATCAGTTATCTCAAGTTGTTGATTCTCTCTTATAATCTGCTTAAAGATGCCATACTTATATCTGATACCATAACCAGTAGCAGGTACTTGTAAAGTCGCTAGAGACTCCATATAGCATGCAGCAAGACGACCTAGACCACCATTACCAAGTCCAGGTTCCTCTGCTTGTGTAAGTATCTTGTCTATATCTTGATCGTACTCTTTTAATGCTTGTTCTGCCTCATCACGGATTCCTAGATTAATAAGATTCCTATTAAGTTGAGGACCAATTAAAAACTCTGCTGATAGATATGCTACTTCTTTCTTCGACTTTGGTTTGGTGTCTAACCAATGCGTCATCATCTGATCTCGCACGGCATAACTAAGTGCCATGTAAAAATCATGTGATGTTGCGATATCTGGACGTTTACCTAATGTATAAAATAGACGTTCTTTGATACCATTATAAAGTAATGACATAATGGTGATACTACTAAAGAGATTATACTCTATTTACTCAGTAGTTTCCACTTTTTTCTTAGAACCGATGTTATATTTTTGTTCCAGGATCCATTCACCCTTATCTTTGTATGCTAAGACCTTAATTTGGTTCAATGGAGCAACATCAGCTATGCTCTCAGCATTGACTACAGATATGAGACCCCAATCAGAAAGCAAACGAGCGATACGATTCCGACGCTGAACGTCGTTAACAGTAAGGTTAGCGTGTTTCCCATCTAATGCGAATAATTCTTTGAAGTGAGTAATGTAATAGCGACCTTGCTTATGAAGAATGTGGCAAGATTGATATAACTTTTTCTCCTTCCTTGAGGCAACTCCAATACGTGTTAATGTCTCACGTACTTTAAGGAAATCATCTGGTTCGTTAAGCATAACCTCCACCATCATTTCAGGCTTCCAGTTAACTTGTGGTTCAATAGTACTAGTAGTCATGTCATTCCACCAATGTCAAGTCGTTGTTTAATAAAATCGAGTTGTTCTTTAGATAAAATATTCAACGCTTGCATTGCTTTTTCATTACTATATCCATAGTATTGTTTAACAAGGTCAAGGTTACTAATCTTATCTTTTCGCATCCACGGAGAGAATCTCTTCCGTTTCCTCAGACTATTTAGATAAAATTTATATTGCATATCCCTATCTAGAGAAGGATATTTGTTCATTTCATTAGCAAAGAGTATGCAATCTAGGTGTCCAGATAGACATTTGTTAATAATATAGGGAGGATAAGATTTGATCGCATCAGGATCATCAGTTAAATCCTCTTTAGTATGGTTGATAGAATTCAACCAATGCTTCAACTCAATTGTCATTAAAAGACTCCATTATCGTATTTACACTTACGACTCTGGCATTTGGATTTCTTGCAAGAGCAACTTGTCTTGCTTCCTGATAATCTCTAGCATATACATCTTCATTGAAGAGTTTGCCAGCGACATATAATTGAACTCTACATTTCATTTGAAGAACTCCATTAAACTACTTCTTTCATAATTTAGTAAAAGCAACTCTTTACGAGTACTTTGATCGCCCATGTAATCTCCTGTAGATCTCATGGTATATGTTAGTTCATATTCTGCTGCATCCCAACCAGCAAATCTATCCTTTACTAACTGAGAATTATTATATGATACTAGTTGGTGAGACTGACATGCCTCACAATCTTCTGCAAATTTATCATGATCGAATGTCTTATGCATTCCACCCTTCTTACCATATAGATTATCTTTAATATCATATGGTGGATCTAAGTATATAAAAGAATCCATTCCATCTTTCAACACCTCTTCATAAGAGTAATTTGTTATAACCCAATTGGATATTAACTCTTTATACTCTGGAAGTTTTTCAATTCCTCTAACTGTAAAGTTGGAGGTACTTGCCTGAGGTGAGAAGGAGGAGGACTCAGTGAGACCAGAAAAAGAGCACTTGTTAATAATGTAAAAATTACAAGCACGAGATAATTCGGATTGATCACTTTCATTTAGTTCCTTCTTTGCTGTCTCAAAAAGTTCTTTTGCTTTGTCTGGTGTATTGTATTCCTCTTTAAGTTCTAACAATCTCTCAGACATAACATCTCCAGATTCCTGAAGTTGCTGCCAAAATGTCGCTAATGGTTTATATAAATCATTTACCCAAATAGGTAAATTATTATACAATTTAGTAACATGTATTGCAAAAGACCCACCCCCAATAAAGGGTTCTCTATATTGCTCGTAGGTTGCCAAATTCGGTAGATACTTCTCCATCTTTATACAAGCACGAGACTTACCACCAGGATACCTGAGAGGTGTTTTAAGAGACTTAAGGGACTTCTTCATAGAATGCTCTCTAAAGATTCTAGAAGTTCATTTGCAGTAATATTCTTTACAGATGGTTTAACATTCTCAGCAAGCATAGTGTAATCACCTGCTTGAAGTTTGAATGTTGCACCTGCTCCATCAAGTTTGGATCTACTCTCCACAATATCCCATGTTGTAACAGCAATACTCATGTTCTTAGTATCAACCAAAAACATATACTCAAAAGTTTTTTCCAAGTTTTGTTTGCTGCGACCAGGCATATTATTTTTCAGGATAACCTGTTTGCATGATCCATTCTTATTAAATAATCCCAAAGAACCTTTCATCTCATAAGGGACTCCATCATTATCAACGAAGTCTTGACCATCTGCATAGTTACCAACATAGGTTAGTTGACCACCAGAATGCTTCTCAAAAGACTTCTCCTGTAGATAAGTCCTAAGAGGACGAAAGGCATTAGTTTTTAGTTCAGGTGTGTTAGTTGCATCAACACATCCAAAAAAACTATTCAAATCACAAAGTTTAATGTCAATCATTAGGGAACAATAATTCCGTCTTGTACAGAATCGGGAGTTACAATTTTACTAAACTGATTAGCATAATGATCTATCAATGCAGGATTGGGATCACCAATATAAACAACATGCTCCTTGCTAAGTGTTATATCCTCAACAGGACTAGCAAGAAGAGGTGTCCAAGATGCGAATCCGATGTTACCATCCTTGGTTGGAACTGCTACGATCCCTCCACGAATTGTAACTGAATCATCAGTCTCTTCTAGTACGTCTGCTACAACATCTTCTGTTGTTACTAAACGGATGACTTTTACATCCATGTCTTTTTTTGTTCTTGCTTCGTTAGTCATTTGAATTTACATTCACACATTAGTTCGGTTAATGCCGCTAAGAGATTAATCTCTTGATCTGCAACAAACGCTATCTGATATTGATACTTTGCAATAATCAGAACTGCGGCAGGTATGCTGCTAGGTTCCAAAGAATCATACATGCAATCGTAGATTCTTCTAAGAATAAGAGCAGGATCATTATCCAAATTCTGAACTACCCATTTACGGACTTCCGTAAAATTCTTACTCTTTAAATGTTTTACTAGATCCTCAGTCTTAACATCCCCAAAGGTTGCAAGAATTGCAGAATCTATCTTTCCACTTACTGAGTATCGTTGACACTCGTTGAGGACTCTTCTCCAGTCTGGGAAGTGTTTGTTGATGAGTTCTGCGAGGACTTTCTTATCAGCTTCAACCCGCTCGTTGTCCAAGATGGTATTAAGTCTGCTGAAGAATTGTCCAGCGATTGCTGGTTTTTGTTTTCCTGCGATTGAGAACTCGATGACGGAGCATCTCGAATGGAGGGGTTCAATGATTTTGTTTTTGTAATTGCAGGTAAAGATGAATCTGCAGTTGTTTGAGAACTCCTCAATAGACGCTCTAAGAAGGAGTTGTACGTCGGAAGTGGTATTGTCTGCCTCGTCGATGATGATGACTTTATGCTTCGACTCGCTCGTAAGAGAGACGGTAGATGCGAAGTTCTTTGCGTTGTTCCGAACAGTGTCGAGAAACCTGCCTTCATCTGATCCATTAATGACATAATAGTCTACTCCTAACTCATTACACAGTGCTTTTGCTACTGTTGTCTTACCACATCCTGCAGGACCAGAAAGAAGTAAATTAGGTACTTCTCCTGCTTCCAAAAATTCAAGAAAAGTCTTCTTGATATTCTGAGGTAAAATACATTCTTCAATTGTCTTAGGTCGATACTTCTCAACCCAAAGGAATTCATCCCTCATAATTTTTCAATCTCACATAATAAGGTGCTAGAACATGAGTGTTGAAGTTTTTATCAACAATACCCCTTTCTAGATTTAACTCTTGGAGTAACCCCCAATCGTCAGTATCCCCAATAAGGATCTGAACCCATTCTACACCATCTTCAAGCAATTGGACAGCCTTATCTTGAGATTCTGTCCAATCTTCATATTCTTTTTCAAATACGATGTTCTTAGGATAAGAATCATCTAATCCGCATACTTTGTACATGATTAGGAGGGTTCCAATGACGAATTACACCAGCAGTAATAAAACAGTTAGTAACAAGATAACTGACAAAGATAACGCTGCGAACAGCACATACTGCATTATCATACTTTGCAGTTTTATTATCCGAGAAACTTCCCAAGGCATACTTCCAAATCTCCCATAATTTAATCATTTCATCATTTCCATTATAGCATAATAAACAAATACAAGAGATGCAATACCATCAAGTATCAAAATAATTCCTAAGACTCCAAAACAATTTAACTTAAATGGTGCATACTTTTTCACTTCTCAACTAATCCATCCAAAGAAGGTATCTCTATTAATTCACGATAATCTTCGTGAAGTTCACATCCGATGTAATCTCTATTTAGAGACCTTGCAACTCTAGCAGTTGTACCAGAACCCATAAAAGGATCTAATATTATATCACCTGCTTCACTACCTGCTCTTATACATGGTTCAATAAGATCAGGAGGATAAACTGCAAAGTGTGCTCCCTTATATGGTTTATTAGTTACCGACCATACACTTCGCTTATTCTTTTTAGCGTATGATTTACTAAGACCAGTGTGAGGGTTGAGTCCTGTCCCTTTATTATGATACTTACCGTTTGTCCTGTCCCGTGTTCCCCAATCCTTAGCAGGTTCTTTAATTGCTTCATTATCATAATAATACCTCTTGTTCTTACTTAATAGAAAAATGTATTCATGTGATTTGGTACACCTATCCTTCACACTCTCAGGCATTGGATTAGGTTTATGCCATATTATATCCTGACGTAGATACCAACCATCAGCACGTAATGCAAATGCTAACATCCAAGGGATACCAATTAGATCCTTCTCCTTAAGTCCCTCTAATCTGTTACCTCTCTTTGCACACTTGTCAGGTAAATCTTGTTTAGTCTTACTTACTGTTTGTTTTGGTAATGCTTGTCCTTTACCAGGTCTATAGTTGTAATAACTATCTCCTATGTTAACCCACAATGTACCATCATCAGTTAGACAATCCTTTACCAACCTAAACACTTCAACTAAGTTTTGTATAAACTCTTCTGGGGATTGTTCCTGACCTATTTGGTTCTCTTCACCACCATAATCCCTAAGACCATAATAAGGCGGTGACGTTACACACATCCTCGCCTTATCGGTATATGAAGCAAACTGTTTTAATGTCTCTCTACAATCTCCATAGAGGATAGAATTTCTCATTAACCAAAAGATGAATCAGGTTCTAATGCAATAAAGTATGTGAGATCATAGTCCTTACACTTAAACCTAGATAATAGTTTTTGAGATACTACAACATCATAAGTACCAGGAATAATTTTAATATTCTCTACCTTGAAGTTGAACATAAACTTATCTTTAGTCTCACCTACTGTAATAGCAAAATCATTAGAAGTATCATTCTTCTTATCTCTAACAACAACTTTTACTACTCCTGCTTCACCAACAACTGCTAAATCTGGCAACTGATAAATCGCTGCTGCTTTGAGCAAACGATCCAACTGTTGTGTATTCAACTCAAATGATACATCCTCACTAGGAAGATCCAAATTCTTATCTGGAGGTGTGACTATTACACTAGGATCAGCAAAGAAGTATTTGGATCTCATTCTACCTTCTTTGATAACCACATGATTATCATTAGTAAAATCCAAGTCTGGATTCTGATGCAATCCCATACCATTGAGGAATTGATTCAAATCATATATCCCAAAATCTTTTGGGAATTTTTCATTAACTTCTGCTTCCGCAAGAATGTTCTTCATCACACTCATAGTGCGAAGTTTACTACCCTCTTTAAAGAGAATAGATTGATTAATGTTGCTGAAATTCTTAAGTAGATTAACTGTTTTATCAGAAAGTTTCATAACGAGTGTTAGTGTAATCAGGTTCTTTAGTGTTGCCACTGAAGTAATAAAGAAGTAAGCAATAATGCATTGCTTTTAGAATATCCTGTTTTGCAGATCCCTTCTTATCATAGCGACTCAAATACTTAAGTGCATTAGAACGACAGAATGATTCTGCATCACCTACAGAGTGAATAAGATCGAGAGTTTGAGTATCTGAATTCTTATTTGTATAATGTCCTCGATAAGTAGAAGAGACATAATCTTTAAGGTCTGCAATACCTTTATCTTCTTCATACTTTTGAGATTTAAAATCTAGATTTGGTTCTGGTTTTGGAATCTCAAAATTTATAGTATCTGGAGAAGCATAGGGATTACCAGTAATACTGATCTCATCACCCCAATCTGGTGCTGCTCCAAAAGTAACTACATCAGTACCAATACCACTGGTATCAATTTTAATCTCCTCTGCTGCACCAACCATATTCTCTACTTGGAAATCAACTGCACTAGCATAAGGATCGGTTCCACTAAGACTAAAATCAACACCATCCATACTTGCAAATAAATCTTTATCTTTAAATGGATTCTCTGTTAATCCATTTCTATCCCAATCATACCAATACTTAGAATGTTTGGGTTCTGGGCAAGTAAGATCATAGTCCTCACTCTCTAATGAGGTGATCCTATCGGCATCTTTTGCCTTTGGTGGATCATACTCATCAGATTCCTGAGGGGTCACTCTATTCTTCTCATCACTCATAGTAGACATGCTTTTCTCCTAGTATTATATCAAGGATTGATCTTCTTGTCCATCTTCTTCTGATGGTACGAAGTTAGGATCAACTTTATCATAGAGTTCAAGGAATGACTGTTTAGTCTCATCATCGAATCTATTAAGGCATATGTTAACTGCCTTCTCTTTGTTATTAAAGATACTAAACGCTCTAATGATGTGTGTCAAACGACGAGTTGATATAACTTCATCAATACCACCATCATAGAATGTTTTACGGATGATGTCTGCCCAGTCTACAAGACGCTGACAGAAGTCAGAGTGTTGATTAAGGTCATGGTCACCCTTAGATAGTCCAACCTCTATTGCCTTTGCTACAAGGATCTTATATTCAGTTGAAGGTGATGGATACTGTTGCTCAAAAGTTACACAGAATCTCTCTAAGAATGCTTCATTAAGAACATTAGTTCCTATGAATCTACCATCGTCAGATCCCTTACCTTTTGTATTAGCAGTAGCAAGAACATTAAATCCTGGAGCAGGTTTTACAAACTTACCAATCTTCTTAAGGAATACTCCTTTACCTTCTAAGATTGACTGGAGGCACAAGATCTTGTTAGAGGCAAGATCAACTTCATCCAGAAGCAAGATTGCCCCTCTTTGTAATGCTTCGATAACAGGACCGTTGTGCCAAACAGTGCTGCCATCAATAAGACGGAAACCACCAATGAGATCGTCTTCGTCCGTTTCGACTGTGATGTTGACACGAATTAACTCCCTTCCTAATTGAGCACATGCTTGTTCTACACTAAATGTCTTACCATTGCCAGACAAACCAGTGATGAATGTTGGATAAAATAATTTGGACTGAATAATCTTCTTAACGTCATTGAAGTTCCCAAACTTAACAAAAGTTGAATCCTTCTCTGGGATAAGATTTTGAACTACAGCAGGAGTAACAGTAGGAGCAGCAGGTGCTTTGAATGAACGTTCGATGTTCTCAACTGCTTTAGTAGTAACTTCCAAATTCCATTTACCCTTCTCTACTTTATGCTTAAGTAGTTTTTTAGTGACTGTCTGATAACCAATATCATTCATGGCACAGAAGGCACGAATATCAGCAGCAGTAAATTCTGTGCCGTATGTTTTCTTCAAACCATCTTTGATCTGGTCTTCAGTCATTTTAATTTCAAAAGGCATAATGTTTTTTATTTGTTATACACATTATATACTCTTATACCATACTATTCTCTTTTAGATGTTCCAGTTCTTTAACTGTCTCTGATAGTTTCTGAATTAAGTTATTTGCTTGTTCAGTAGTAATACTAGGTGGATGACAATGCACACACCTAGCAATCATATCCCATTCTTCTCTTGTTAGCATTATGCTATTAACTCCACGAATTCCCCTAAGACCTTCTTATTTAGTTTCTTAGTCTTCAAAGATTTAATAAATGCTCTCTTAATTTGTGCTTTAGTAGCAGAATTTTCAACTTCAAAATCATCGCTTTGTGCGAGAGTAGCAGATGATAAACCAAAGTACTTATTATATCCATCAAGTTCCATAGAGAAACTCTTAGTCTTCTTCCATTGTGCTTTTGCTTTAAGTGCTTCTGGAGAATTCCATCCTAAGTAACGATCAATAAAGTATCCAGAGTCACGAGGAGCAAGAAGTCTAATACCAACAAAGTTAATACCTTGATTATTATCCTTTACATACTCTATAAGAGTGCCTGTAAACTCATTCCATGCATGCTTGATCCTATATGTTCTACCATTCTTACGATTACGTAAATGATCCTTTACTGGATTAATAGAATTGCATCCTAAGTATGGTTTATCTTCCCAACGACGTTCTACTAGTTTATGCTTAGGAAGATGATTTGCTTCACCATCAGTAAGGATAACACATTGAACTTTTTGAACACCAGTATCCTTTTTAAACTTTGGAAGGATTTGATTTAGAGCAATAATAGTCTCATTTAAAGGTGTACCAGATAGATTTAATCTTGGTGGAGTAGGATATGAACAATAATTCTTCATTCCATATGCAATCTTCCAGATCTGAATCATCTGCTTCTCAGACTCTTTACTGTTTGATTCACTAGTAAAGAATTCCATTAAAGAGAATCTATCATCTACAGCAAGCAATCCTTCCTTTGGTTCATAATGTTTGATAAGATCATATCCATTATCAGTGACAGTACGATTAAACTCATAAGTAAAAGCATAAACCTTAAAAGGAATACCAACCTTTCTACAGAACCATACAAGATTATATAACTGCTTAAGAGTATCCATTAAGCAACTTGCCATTGAACCTGACCAATCAAGAATGAATACTAGACCATGATTCTTACCATCAGCAAGAGTTGTTACCTTCTTAAATAGATCCTCATTATACTTATAGGTATGAAGTTTAGAACAATCTAAAACTCCAGTCTTAGATACTGTTGCTCTTGCATAAGAGTCTGCTGCCTTCTTACACTCAAATTCCTTTACCAAATAATTAACTTCTTTTTGTGCGGATTTTCTATACCGTTGATATTCCTCTTCAACGTGAGCATAGTCTTGCAATAGATACTCAAATCCTTCATTATAATTTTTCCTATCCTCGTCATGCTGTCTCCAATATTCTTGTATGTAAGTATGAACAGCAACATTTGGATTGATAACAGTATTTAAATTTAAATGAGGTAATTCAATATATTCATTTGGTTGTGCTTGATCATTAACTAAATCTTTGATTGCTTTTGCTAATGCTGTGTCAGTTCTAACTTGAGGTTCTGAATCCTGCTCAGAAGGACCACTTGCATCATTTCCTGTTGCATTATCAGTAGTATCCTCATACTCTGTATCATCTTCACCTAAATCAGGACGACCAGATTTTGGAGTTCCTTCTCCATCAGTATCAGTATCAGCATCCAACTGATCTTCATTATATGATTCAAAGACATCTTCATTCATATCATCACCCTCACTATTATTTCCTTCCATCTTCATCATCGCTTCAAATTCTTCTTCTTCCTTCTTCTGCTGTGCTTCTTGCTCTGCAAGTTCTTGCTTACAGTAGTTGTATAACATCTCTGCTGCATCTTCTGCATCTTCAAAAGTCTCTGAATTAGAAGTTGCATCAACAATCTTTTGCTCTTCCTCATTAAATTTGATACCCATAAAAGGACCAATTTTAAAGTGAAGATTCATTCTATCTGCAAGATTCATCTTATCAATATCAACACCAGCAAGATCAAAGAAGTCATCCTTATATAATTGGTTATAACCACCATAAAATGTTTTAGGAAGACCTTCGTACTTACGCTTCATCAACTTTTCAATACGAGCATCTTCTGTAACATTAATGAATGTCTGAGGAATACCTTTTCTTGGATCTCTATTAGGTGTGAATAGTGCATGCCCTACTTCATGAGCAACCAACATATCATATACATTCTCTTCTGCATCCCACATAGGCAAAGTCAAAACACGAGTATCAACATTAAACATTGCAGTCTCTACTTGTTTATTCTCTATAATCAAATCTTCAGTAGCAAGTAGTTTTGCTAGTTGTCCTTTGATCTCTAGGTTGATTGACTTGTTCATGTGTTTCCTTTATATGTACACATTATAAAACCCCTTCCGTGGGGAAGAGGTCATAAGTAGACGCTTTTTTAATTGTCTACGTCTTTCTCTTGCACTACGCAACGCTTGAGGTTTAAGCGTTCGCTTCGGTTCTTTGCCCGAATTGTGCTGCCAGTTAGGTAATTTCATCGAACTTTTTAAGTGAGTCCTTAAGATTGGATGAACAATCAGGAGGTTCAGGTTCCACTATACCATGAATCTTCTTCCATTTGTTGTGCAATGCACCCATCATCCAAGATTGAGCAAGACTCCTTGGTCCATTCTCAAGCAAATCTAACTCATACCTACTAGAGGTATAAGCCTTATATTCCTCTCTCCAATTAGAATCATCGTATGGTTTGTCCACCGATCCAATCCTCCAGTTCTACGGTTTGTCTCCACCCGAAGATAAGTCTCAGAAGAGTATTCTGTGCAAGTGTTTCTCTTGCTTCACCAGGTCTCTCAGGTATATAGGTCATTCTACTATCTAAACAAGTAATCATTCGTGCAACTTGATTGACAGAATAGTTCTTACCATTACCTACATTATAGACACATCCATAATACTCATCTTTAACATCAGTAATGGCAGCAAGATAATTTGCCTGTACTACATCAGATACATGAGTAAAATCTCTACGTTGCTCACCATCACCCACAATAGTTAACTTTTCACCTGCTTTCATTTGACGTAGGAAGATGCCAATAACAGGAGCATATTGTCCTCTTAATGGTTGACGCTCACCATAGACATTAAAGTATCTAAAGATAACAGTCTTAAGACCAAATAGATCTGTATACATCTTGCATAACTTCTCACCATTCACCTTTGATACTGAATAGGGATTCAAACAATCATCATCTTGACATTCTGAATTTGGTACACTATTCATACCATAAGCAGATGAAGTAGATGAATACATCACCTTCTTAACTCCTGCTTCTCTAGCACACTGAAGTACTGTACAGGTTCCTACAGAGTTTATTTGAACTGCTCTAATAGGGTTCTCTATTGCTGGTTGAATTCTTGCTTCTGCTGCAATATGAAATACATAATCTACACCATCATACAATGGTCTAGTATTCTCATAATCACAAATATCAAACTTATGATTCTCTGCGTTCTCATTCCAGTAGAACTGATCATGAGCATCCGAATACTCATTGTCAATTACAACTACCTCATGTCCTTCTGCAAGAAGTTTATCTACCAGGTTTGATCCAATAAACCCTGCTCCTCCAGTTACTAATGATCTTGTCATGATGCCATCCTGCTGAATCCTTTAATTTTTTCAAATCTAATTACATTGGTGAACTTATCCTGCAATCCCTCTTTATGAGAGATTACAAAGACATTAGCGTCCTTAACCACATATCTAATTATCTTCAAAAATTCTTCAGTACCAAATCCATCTAAGGAAGAGTCAAAAGTCTCATCAAAAATAATCAAATTACAGTTGAGTGAATTTTTTATTTTAGCAACTTCTCGCCAAGTAAACAAGAGTGCTAAATCAATTCTCATCTTCTCACCTTCAGAAAATGAAGCATAAGAAAAATCCTCTTGAATAGGAGATCTAATAGACTCATTGAATTCTTCATCCAATGCGAAATTAATATAGAACTCCATCATCTGAAGGTATCTGTTGACTTGTTGATTAATCAACGGAAGATACTTCCTGATAATTTTGGTTTTAACACCGCCATCCTTCAGGAGATCAGATACAAAGTCGTATTTTATTATATCATCTTTTTGGGATTCTGCACTAACGCAAGCAAGTTCAAATTGTTTTTTAAAATCTGCTAACTTCTCATGTTCAGTATTTCTGTCTTCAAGTTGAGTGGTAATAGTTTGAATTTCCTGTTCCAAATCTCTGACTTGTCTTTGATAACCAGAGACTTTTGTATTAACTTGAGAAATGCCATGCGTTAGATTAGTTACCTCTTCTGTTAAACTAATGAAGGTGGACTCCCTCAACTCTTCCTCTTTAATTGCATCCTCGAGCTCTTTATACCCAGATTGCAACTCTTTTGCTTTATTTTGGGAGTCCTCAATTTTATTTATTCTGAAGGTCTCTTCGATCTCTTGGGTACATGTGGGACAAACCGTATTACCTGTGAAGAACTTATGTTCATTGGTGATGGTTGCTACTTTCTGTGATATTTTACCTTTAAGATTTCCTAACTTCTTAAGTTTTGCTTTAGATCCAGAGTATTTTATGACCTCTTTGTTCTTATTACTTAACAACTCTTCAAGTTCTTTTTCTTCTTTTAATAAGTTATCTTGCTCCTTAATCAACTCCTTAATATTCTTCTTTTTATTATTAATATCCTTCTTACCTAATGCCTCAATCTCATCTATAAAAGATTGTTGCATCTGATACTTCTCTTCCAATGTTATCTTTTTAAATTCTAACTCTCTTATAGAATCTCTAACAGACTTAACTCTCTCCTTAAGGATACTATTCATTGAAGAGAATATCTTAATATCAAGTAAATCCTCAATAACCTCTCTCCTATTAGAAGCACTCAGTTGCATAAAAGGAACAAAATTGCTACTACCAAGAATAACAATCTGGGTAAATGATTTGTAATTCATCTTAAGAACTACATTCTCTAACCAAGTCTGCTGTGCATTTGCATGAGAATCCTGATTTAATAGTTCTCCATTTTTATAAATCTCAAACTTATTAGGTTTAATACCTCTTATAATCTTCCATTTAACTGTACCAATAATAAATTCTATCTCTACTACAGTATCCTTTTCATTCATCGAATTTACAAGGAGACTCTTAGTAACACCTCTATATGACTTACCAAACAACGAGAATGTTAAAGCATCTAATAATGTAGACTTACCAGCACCATTATTACCAACGATTAAAGTATTAAACTGAGATCCATTAAAATTAATATTGGTAAAATGATTACCCGTGCTAAGAAAATTCTTATATCTAATAGATTTAAACGTTATCATTATCAGGGGGTATCACAAGATCATTTTTAGTAATGACTGCATATTCATAGCCATGCAGTTGGCACGTCTTGACGATTAAATGATCATCAACTTCTAGGACATTTAGGTCAGGATGGTCTTCCTTTTCCTCTAACATCATAGCAAATCTATCACAATCATCTTCCTCCTCAAATAGATAGAGAACCTGTCTACCTTCTTCATTTGTAACAGAGTACGCTCCTTGGTCTTCTCGACCCTCCAGAGTAAGAATATACATTAGACTAACTCACACGCCTCTTTATAGATCTCTTGAATCAAACTTTGAATTTGAGACTTATTGATATTAGATTCAGATTCCTCAACATACTTACTCAATAGAGATATTGTATCTTCAGATTCTATATCAATATTATCGTGATCTATTTCTTCTTGGAAGTTTTCAACAACCTTAAGTTCAGCAACATCAGCAGCATATAACTTGTCTATGAATTGATCAAACTTCTTAGGAGAAGACTTCTTTTTTACTAATAATTTTACTATCTTATCGTTAAATTGTCTAGCATCAAATGTTTGATGATCATTATCTTCATACGTTATTGTATAGAATAATCTATAAGGATTGCGTATCTCTTCAGTCTCTAATGTCTCTGTATCAAAAATATGAAATCCTCTATCATCTCCAGTATCATTAGCAAACATCTCATATGGATTACCTAAGTAATATATCTTTCCATTATTAGATCTTGTATGGTAATGACCTGAGAATACCTTTGCAAACTTATCGAATATATCAGATTCATATCCATCCATCATTACATGACCACGAGTAGCAGTAAACCCATTGATCTCTAAATGACCCATACACATCTTTGCTTTTGACTTAGCAATCTTAGTCAGCGTCTCTTTTTCATTCTCACTATTCATCCAAGGAACGAATAAAACCTTTAACTTACCAAACTTTGCTTCAGTTGCTTCTGAATAACAAGTTATATTAGGGTACTCTTTAAGTAATAAATCTATAGCATTTACTTCGTTGGTATTCTTATAATAAGCAGTATGGTTACCAACAATAGTATGGATAGTATAGGATGTAAGTCTATCATAATAATTTTCTTTTGCCCATTTCAAAGCAGCAAAATCTATTCCCTTCCTATTATCAAAGGTATCTCCCATATCAATAATAGTATCAATCCCACGCTCCTCTATGGCAGGGAAGAATATATCATTGTAAAACTTTAGAAAATAGTCATGGAATAACTTGGAGTTCTTACGAGCACCAAAATGCTGATCTGTAATAATTGCAACCTTCATTGTTTAGTCGTGTTGCTTCTTGTTCTGTTTATAATGGTAATGAATTTGTCACCAGCAAATGTGCCAGCAAGACATACATCAATCTCATCACCATCCTTCCAATTGACAGTGCCGTCCTTCTTGGTATGCTGCATTAATACTGCAACCTTGTTAATTACTTCTTCAGTTAATCTCATTATGATCTAGACTTAGAATGAATACTATCTTTAATACTATTATAGTCAGAATAGTTACCACCGTCACTTAAACTATCATCATAAAAGACTTCTTCATATCCAGTCTTCTCAAGAATTTTATTCTTGATTTCTAATTGCTTCTTCTCTTTTTGAATTCTCCTGAGAAACGCATAATGAATAATCTGCGTAAAGTAAGCAAAAGGATTTTGGGATTTCTCAGGATTAAAATTATGTATGTACTGAACGCAATTTTC